GTATAGCGTTGAGCACATAGTTCAACGTGGGCTTCGAGACTTTTCTTTTCAATATCAGTTGTGTCGACCATGGTTACTCCAATGCATTATTTACCGTAGAGAACCAAATGTTTTGATTATGTCCTGATGTGGCAATGGTAGGTGCCAGGCTGGGTTGTTCGGTTAAATTCAACATCATAGGAACTCCTTCACAATCTTGTTTGAGTCCAGCCAAGGGATCTGCATTGCCATGCATTGCAAACACACCCTCTGATTCAGAGTCAAACTCAAACTCCCATACTGCGTTTTTCTTTTCAGGCACAGTGAGGTCAATGGGCTGTGTTCGCAAACTTATAATTTGCAAGAGTGTTTCCCAATTACGTTGTTGATTGCGCGAATGATTCCAGTCTTGCTGATTGCGCACAGTCTGTCCAGCACGATCCACAAAAGGAATTTCGCTTGATCTGTAGTGTCCGGTTACACCAGTAAGACTGCAATCAAAAAGGGTACGGCACATGATCTTCATTCTATGAGTATTTAATGCCAAAAAGAAACCCTGGAGTTTTTACGTCCAGGGTTGGGTTTACTAAACTGATTACAGGTTAGTGAATGTAGCTGATGCGGCAACGTTGGCAGTTGGGATACCAATGTTCAAGCCACCAGTTGCGTTGGCTGTTTGAGCTGCTGCAACCAATGTTGTTGTAGTGTAAGCACCGCTTGGATAGATAGCGATGTTGATTACACCTGCACCTGCACCAGCTTGGTAAATTGCGATTGTACCAAGTTGTTGAACTGCTGTCAAAACGTTGTTCAAGTAACCGTTAACGTTACCAGCGTTGGTCAACGCGGCGTTAGCTGTCAAAGTAAAGAAGTCAAGTTTTGGACCTTGGATCTGAACTGGACCTTGAGCTGCTACGTTAGCTGTTCCTGCGATGGAACCGTTTGCTACGTCCAGTGCAAATACTGGTTGTGTGGTTCCGTTTACTTTTGTAAATACTGCCATGATAAATTTCCTTTAAGTTAGTGGTCTCTATGGACCTGCTTTTATTTAGCCAGTTTGGAAAAATCACGCCTGTTGCGGATTGTTTCTCTGTCTATTTTGAGCCGCAAATGCATTGGGATCAAATCTATTTACCGCCTTTGCATAGCCTACAGGGGTGGCCATGACCCAGCCCTCTTGCCCTGGGTGCTCTGTATCTGCCTGGCGTAGCAGGTGCATTTTGACGTCATGCAACAAGTTAAATGCGTTAAATGCGGCTGCCAGAGCAGGAGTATTTGACGTAGGGCTGTTCAAGTATTCCACAATGTTACGGAACTTTTGCGGAGTGACCTTTGTTTCCAACCACTTGCCAAACTCAGGTAGTAGCGTGGCGCCGTTGAGTGGTGCGCCCACTTTGGTGTTGATAAAGTCCACGCACAGTTTTGCCAGGTCCGTGATCTTGTGTGCCCGCAATTCTGTGGGGTTGAACAAGGTGTCAATTGCTTGACCCTGTGACTTGATCAACTGTTTGAGTTGTTTTTCAGCGTTGGTTTCAGTTTCAAGTTGACGAGGACTGGCTGGCTTTTCCAACATCAGTCCAGGAACTGGATTAAACGCTATTCCACTCAAGGGCTGACGTGCATCGCCTGCATCCGCATACATTGAGTGTATGGCAATGCCAATGTTTGAGTTACCAATGCGTTGTCCTAGAGTGCTCTTGACTGGGATTCGGTATTCCACAGTGTTGGGACGGAACACATAGTTGCCTGCTTCCACAGGCGGGGTTGACATGTACAATAAATCACCTTTGACATAGCCACGGAAGTTTGGGGGCAATGCGGCTTCTAGTACAGGAAACAATGTGGCATACAGTTGAATCAATTCAGTTCTGTCCCCGGATCTTTTGCTCTGTATGTCAGCCATCATTTGGGGACTGGTAGCAAGACCATCGTAGCCTTTGGCTTCAAAGCCCGAGCCATCTGTAAGCACAAACTCGCCTGTGGCAGGCTTGCGACCAAATATCACAGCAGGTTTGCCGTCCCACTTGGCTGTGACTGTTCGAGGTTGCTGAGTAGCATGACTGACAATTTCTAGTGCGTCTCGGATACCTTGTGTGCCACGACGGAACACAAGATCTTCCAGGTGTTCAATACCCTTGGCTCGGCCGCCCACACCGGCCTGTTCAGCTTCCACAAGAGCAACATAACCACGATTTACAATTCTATCACGTAGACGTGCCAGGAAGTTAACGTCACTTTCTGCCATGCCTGTTTCAGGTTCCTTTACACCTTCACGTGAGAGATATTCACGGAAGTCTGCTAGTTTGGCATCACGATCAGGGTCCATGGCCAAGGCTTTGTAAATGTTTTCCACGGTCATTAGCTGACTGCGTTTGTACTGTGGGGCCAGCAATATGCCAGCGGCTTGATCTGGGTCCATTGTGATTACTTTTTCAGTTTGACGACTGATAATGCCCTTGGCTGAGGCTTTGAGTCCCAGTGCTTTGGCAATGCTAGACATCAGCACATTGCGAAATACACCTTTGTAGGCTGATCCTGCACCACCACCTAACCAGAATGTGCCCCATTCCAAATTGGGCATGAACATAAAGTCTGTTTGCACATAACCACGCTTGGGGTCGCCTTGTATGGGTGTTTTAAAATGCACTGCTTCGCCTGACAGTCTGCACCATTCCCGGGGATCTTGTTTGTTTTTTATGGCCCAGGCATCAAGTTGGCCCTTGAGTTCGGCCTTGGTTATTTCGTTGGCATCCACTGCAAGATCTAGATCACCAGAATCAGGCTTCTTGCCTGTTGAGCCCAGCCACTTGACAGGAATACCATTCTCATCCTTGTCGTGTGACAAATCAAGACCTGTGACTGTTTCCAGCCAGGCCACTGTGCTGGGTATGTCTGCTTGTTTGATGCGTTGTGTTAGTGGCTGGCCTTGTGCATCTTTAAAAACATTGCCACCTTCGTTGAGATACATTATGCTCGTAATCCAAATATTTCTTTAAAAGACGCATCATTTGCGGCATCTTGTGCCAAAGCTAACATTGACGTGAGCTCTGCATCAGTTAATTTTGTTTGTTGTCCAAATTGTTTAATCAAGGGAGAAGCTATTGTTGCAGGTGTTCTCTTGTCAAGAATTGTTCTTGCATATTGCTCGCCGCCAGGGATTTTAATGGTTTGTCTAATCTTCACTATATCCCCGTCGTCTAACCTTAACAAATCAGCCAATTTCGTAGCGCCTGGGGACATTGTTATTACACTACCAGATTTGCTATCATAGGCTCTTGCGTTCTGCGCCGGCAAGATACCGTCGCCTACTAGTTTGAGCCAACTATTAGACATTGTTTTAGGATCAACACCCTGCACTGTGGCGTCAAAAATAGACTCTATATATTCATTGATTCTACTAATGATTTCTTGACTTCCAGCCTTAGCAACAGGGTCACCAATGTTGTTGGCCATATTACTATAATCAAAACTTGAGGTTCGGCCATCAATCATTTTATTAACCAATGCTCGTAGTTGATTTTTCAACGCATCAATGCTGGGTGAAGTAACTGCTTTAACACTGGTGGGAGGGTTGCCCATAGAATCTTTACTATTGGCCAGGAAGTTTTGCACAGTTTGTGCCCAAGCAGTCTGCATGGTAGTGGCCAGCGTTTTGGCCGCTGAACTGTTGACCATGCTTTTAAAGCCTTGCTCTCGACTTTGAGTATCTCCATATTTTGGTGTCACATCTGTACCAAACGCCTGGGTCATTAAACTTTTGCCCAGAGCAGATCCTATACCGCCTGCTACTGCTGTTGCACCGCCTATTGCACCGGCCACACTGGCTTCGTTAATTTTGCGTGGTCGTGTTAATTCATGAATCTGCATTGGTTCTCCTAACTGAACGCGAGAACTTGCCAGCATCTTTGGTACGTATTGCATTGAGCAATTTACGTGTGAGATTGTCAGCTTGTTCTGCGCCAAACTCTGCTTCGATCTGTTCTATCAAGCGTATGGCGCTGGCAATAATGCTGTCGGCCCGAGTTTCGATTATCAGGCGGCGATCACGCTCTACGTACAACGAGTCTAGTTCTTCTAGTAAACTTCGGGTCTTTTTCTGCATGCAATCTGGGCCTTTGGATTATTTAGTGTATATCAAGTTCAAATAAATATCTACTATACAGGAATACCTATGACAAGTCAAATCAACCCAAACAATGTAGACGGCACCTTTCCGGTGGCTGGACAACCCAACAACACACAGGGGTTCCGAGATAATTTTACCAATATCAAAACCAACTTTAGTTATGCTGGTACTGAAATTACAGACTTACAAAACAATGGTATTTTCAAAGCTGCTCTAGCAGGCACCACTCTAAACAACAACATGGCGGATAATTTGATATACGCCGTTAAATTACAAGATGTCAGTTATACTTTTTTGCAAAACGCAGCAACTTCTGGGTCCATAGCCATTGACTACAGCGCCGGTCAATATCAGTATATTTCAACCACTGGTTCAATCAGTTTGAATTTCAATAACTTTCCTGTCAGTGGGAGTCAAGGCATCATACAGATTGCTGTAAATGTCACCAGTACTGCATACACATTAACCCTACCTGCCGCGGTGAGTTTAGGTACCAC